GCCCAACAAGGAGCACTCGATGGCACACCATTGCATTAAGTACCGTCTCAACGCTGACGGCACCGTACCTTCTTTCCTCTGCCTGCATCCTGAAGGTGTGGGCGGGATGTTTGTTGTTGGTGACCCCAACACGCCTAGCCCCCGCGACATGGTGATGGTGGGCCTGACGGAAAACGACGACACGGGCGACGCTGAAGTCATCCCGACCAAGATCGACCTGCAAACCTATCTGGCCTCTGTGGGTGCGGATTGGACAGAGCAAGACCCGACAGACCCCACCAACCCCGAGGCTCGGGTACCGTTCGATTCGGCCAAGTGGGCCAACTGGGTTTGGGATCGTAAGGTTGCCCTCGACGCCGCAGGTTGATCATGGAAGAAACCCGCAACATCAATCACGAGATTGCCCTGCTGCGTGAGCAGGCTCGGGCCGAACTCAACCGGTTAGAAGCCAACAGCAGCGCCAAAGAGGTTGCGGGCAAAGCTATCGGCAAGCACGGTCTGGCCTACATCACGGCCATCGTGGTGATTGGTGTCGGGTCTTCCGTTGTGTTGGAGAACGAGAAAATTGCCGCCGTCATGGGCCTGCTAGGTGCTGCGCTCACGGCCCTGATCTCCATGCTCAACGGCATCGCGGGTGCTACGCCCAAGGAAGAGAAGCCTGAAGTGGCCATCATCAAGAGCCTGATTGACAAGCTCGACCGGCTGGATCGTTCCGAGCCGCCTATGAAGGTGGTGGTTGAAGACAAGGTGGTCATGGTGACTCGTGGCAACGACACGGTAACGAGCCAGAGGGGTTAAGTATGTTGTCACTGATCTCGACCCTTGGCGGTCTGCTGATCTCGGGCCTGCCCAAGTTGATGGAGTATTTCCAGAACAAGGCAGATCAAGCCCATGAACTGCGTCTGGCCCAGATTCAGACCGAGCGGGAACTCCAGTTGGCAGCGGCAGGATTTGCCGCCCAAGCCCGGATGGAAGAGATTCGCACCGAGCAGGTGGCCATGGAGACCGACGCCCGGATGACCGAGGCTGCGTTGGACCACGACAAGAAGGTGCTGGAGAAGGCGTCTCGCTGGGTTGCCAACTACGTCGGCACGGTGCGCCCCACGGTCACCTACCTGTTCGTGCTTGAGTTGATTGCGCTTAACGCCTTCATGGCGTGGTATCTGTGGAACCACCCGGAACTGATCCGCAGTGTGGAAGATGTGATCCGCTATTCCGACCTGATCTTCTCCAGTGATGAGATGGCCATGCTCGGCGGCATCATTGGCTTTTGGTTTGGTTCTCGCCAGTGGAATAAGAAGTGAAACTGAGCAAGGTAGGCGAAGCCCTCATGCACAAGTATGAAGGGTTTAGGAGTAAACCCTACCTTTGCCCTGCCCACATCTGGACTATTGGCTACGGCCACGTCTTGTATCAAGAGCAGATCAGGCTTCCGGTCATCCGCAAGGAAGGCTACACCGGGGCAATCAGGAAGGAATACCCGCTGCGAGGAGAAGATCATCGTGTTTGGACCAAGACGGAGATCGATGAACTATTCCATCTGGACGTCCAGACTTTTGAACGTGGTGTTCTTCGACTTGTTCCCGGCGTACTTGGCCGTCAAGGCGGCTTTGACGCTTTGGTCAGTTTTTCCTTTAATGCAGGGCTAGGCAATCTTCAGCGCAGCCAGATCAGGATGCGGGCCAACCGAGGCGACTGGGATGGTGCAGCCAATGCGTTCCGGCAGTGGACCATGGGTGGAGGCAAAGTCCTGCCCGGACTGGTCAAACGCCGCGAGGCCGAGATTGCCCTTTTCTTGTCTTGACACGAGAATACGGTTATGCCACTCCAGAAAATCCTCTTCAAACCCGGAGTCAACCGCGAAAACACTCGGTACACGACCGAAGGGGGTTGGTACGAGTGCGACAAAGTGCGGTTTCGTCAAGGTAACCCTGAGAAGATTGGTGGTTGGACACCCTTCTCAAGCAACACGTTTTTGGGCATCTGCCGGTCACTTTGGAACTGGGTGACGCTTGGTGCAGAGAGCTTGGTAGGTGTTGGCACAAACCTGAAGTTCTACATCCTCAAGGGTAACGATTACTACGACATCACGCCCATCCGTAGAACCGCAGTCCTGTCCAATCCGTTTACGGCCACCCTGAACTCTAACGTCATCACCGTCAGTGAGATTGATCACGGGTGTGTAGAGGGTGATTTCGTTACTTATAGTGGCGCAGGCATCACGGGGCTTGGTGGCAACATCACCGCAGGTGTGCTGACGGGTACGTTTCAAATCACGTATCTTGACGAAGACACGTATTCCATTACGGTATCAGCCACAGCAAATGCCACGGATGTAGCTGGGTCTCCGGGCGGTGGGTCCGTAGTCACGCAGTACGAGACTAATACAGGTGCCGCGTTTCAAGTGCCGCTCGTAGGTTGGGGTGCGGGGCCTTGGGGTGGGGGCACGTGGGGTAATGGCCTTGAGACTTCGACCAGCCTCCAGTTGTGGAACCAGCGCAACTTTGGTGAGGACTTGGTGTACGGCCCTCGTGGCCAAGGCGTGTACTACTGGAATGCCAGTGTGGGCTACGCCCCCGTGCAGATCACCATTAGTATTGCTGCGCCGGGAGTTATCACGCTACCCGCTGGATTCTCGCTGCCGGATGGCACCGCCATCACATTCACATCCACTGGGGCACTGCCCACGGGCCTGACGGTTGGTCAGGTCTACTTCGTTGTGAATTCGACGGGTGGCACATTCAACGTCTCCACTTCCATTGAAGGCACTCCAATCACCACGTCCGGCACGCAGTCTGGCATTCAGCGCATTTCGCAGCGGGGAGTTGACCTTGCGGATGCAGGCGATGCAGACGCTCCTCTGTTTCAGAACTTTATTGAAGTTTCCGACGTGTCTCGGTTTGTGTTGGTGTTTGGCACAAATGACTACGGACAAACATACCTCGATCCCATGCTGATTCGGTGGTCGGATCAAGAAGACCCCTATACGTGGACGCCCTCAGCAACCAATCAGGCAGGCAGTTTGCGTTTGTCCCAAGGCTCCGAGATTCTCTGTGCGCAACAGATGCGGCAAGAGATCGTGGTGTTCACCGACTCTTCTGTGTACTCGTTGCAGTATGTAGGCGCACCATTCGTTTGGACTGCTCAGATTCTGGGTTCCAACGTCTCGATTGTTGGCCCCAATGCCAGCATCGTGGCATCAGGGCGCACCTACTGGATGGGGGTGGACAAGTTTTACGTGTACGACGGTCGGGTGCAGACGCTTAACTGTGACCTGCGCCGCTACGTATTCTCGGACTTCAACACGTTGCAATCCCAGCAGGTCTATGCGGGAACTAACGAAGGATTCAATGAAGTCTGGTGGTTCTACTGCTCATCAAACAGCACCACCATTGACCGCTACGTGATATACAACTACCTAGAAAATATCTGGTATTACGGCACCATGGGCCGTACAGCATGGCTGGATTCCGGCTTGCTGCCTTATCCAATTGCGGCAACCTACAACCAAGAGCTTGTGCAACATGAAGATGGGGTGAACGCTACTGATTTGGGCAACATAACGCCTATTGAGGCGTACATTTCATCTTCCGAGTTTGACATTGGCGACGGACATAACTTTGGGTACATCTGGCGGGTGTTGCCAGACCTGACGTTTACGGGGTCTTCTTCTAGCCCTACCCCTGCGGTCACGATGACCCTCTACCCTCTGCAAAACTCTGGCTCTGGCACCGGTTATCCGGCTACGGCGGGCGTTACCAAGGGGTCAAACTACGTCATCACGGAAGAATTCACCGGGCAGGTCTACACCCGCGTGCGTGGACGGCAGTTGATCTTCAAGATTGCTTCGACTAATCTGGGTACAACGTGGCAGCTTGGTGCGCCGCGTATCGACATTCGTCCTGATGGCCGGAGATAAATGTGGCCACCCAGATCGTTACCACGGAGTTTTCGCTTGATCGACCGGCTGCACCCAACCTGCCATTGGCTCCTCCTCAATATGACTCACGCTATCACGAGGCCCTCAACAACGTCTTGCGGCTGTACTTCAACCGCCTAGACAATTTTTTGGCAAAACTCATGGCCGACACGTCCACACTTCCAGTCTCTATCGGCGGCACCAACGTAGACGCCTTTGGACGGTTGCGTGTTAGCCAACCCTACACACTCTTCGACAGCCAGAACCGCTACGCCGCAGACAACCAGTTTGATGTAGCCACGACTGGTACGGGCACGACAACGTTCTTGTCCAACGAAGCGGCAGTGAAGATGGAAGTCACTGGGGCGGGGGTCGGCTCTGTAACCCGTCAATCCTATCGCTCGTTCCCGTATCAGCCGGGTAAAGGTTTGTTAGTGCTTGCTACCTTTGTGATGGACAGCAGCATGAGCCTGAACCTCACGCAGCGGGTGGGGTACTACAACGACAGTAACGGGGTGTTCTTCCAACGCATCGACGGGACTTACTCGTTTGTGTTGCGCTCCTCAACGTCTGGCTCACCCAGCGATGCCCGGACGGTCAATCAAGATGACTGGAACGGTGACAAGTTGGACGGCACCGGAGCTTCCGGGTATACCCTAGACCCGTCCAAAGCTCAGATTCTGTGGATGGACTTTGAGTGGCTAGGCGTCGGTTCCGTTCGGTGCGGCTTCATCATCAACGGTGAATACATCGTCTGCCACACATTCAACAACGCCAACGAGATCACTGGCGTCTACATGACCACAGCCATCCTGCCAGTGCGGTACGAGATTAAGACCGTGACCTCTGCGGTGGCTGCATCCATGAAATCAATCTGCTGCTCGGTCATCTCTGAGGGCGGGTTTGAGCAGACCTCCATCGACCATGTGGCGCGGCGCACCACAGTCCTTGGAACCATTGGCTCGACATTCCTGCCCGTTGTTTCCATTCGTCTGGCGTCTACCCGACTTGGCGCGGTGGTGCTGCCCAACCGGGTTCAAGTTCTGCCAACGACCAATCAGAACTACGAGGTGGCGCTCATCAAGAACCCCACCCTGACGGGCGCTACTTGGGCGGCTACTGTACCTTCAGACTCGAATGTTGAGTTTGATGTGGCTGCTACGGCGACCACGGGTGGCACCATTGTGCAGACAGACTATGTAACCTCTTCTGGTTCGGGCGGAGTGCAGAACACCAGTCTGCCAAACGACTACAACTTTGACCTCCAACTGGGCGCATCCATTGCCGGGGTCAGTGACATCTACACCGTTGCCATCAGAACTGTATCTGGGGCAACCACGGGCGACGCGGTTGGGTCGCTTTCCTTCTACGACCTAACACAATAAAATCTGTTAAAAGGAGCATCTAGATGCCTATCATCTTCAGCCGCCACAGCGGATACTCTGCGGACGGGCGTCGCATCCTCCCGGTAGGTGGGGGCGTTGGCGAAGCAATGTTGATCGGCGCTGCCGTGGGTGGTGGTTCCGCTGCTATCACAGGCGGTGATCCCCTCAAAGGTGCGCTGCTTGGTGGTCTGACGGGCGGCGCTGGTGCTGGGATTGGAGGCGCTCTTGGCGGAGCCGCTGGTGGGGCGGGCGCTGCTGGAACGACGGCTGCTACAACTGCTGCGGCCGATGCCGCGATGGCCAGTGCGCTTCCAACCACTACGGCGCTGACTTCGGCCGCGCCTACGGCAACTACTTTGGCTACAACTGGAGCGACCAGTGGTCTCCCGGCGGGGATGAACTTTGCGCAAGCCAGTCAAGCTGCTAACCAGCTTGCCAGTAACGCCGCTATTGCACAGGGCACCAACGCCGCGATGGCTAATGCACTGCCTCTGACGGCAAACGCTGGGATGCCGTTTTCTTCGGCAATTGGTACCGGTGGGGTCTCTAATCTTCCTGCTGCTACTACCGCCGCTGCTCCCAGCAGTTTCCAAGCAGCCATGCAAAACCCCCTGAATTACATCAAGGCGAACCCACTGACAATGGGCGCAGCGGGTATCGCCGGTGCCACGGGTGGGCGTCGTCCCATGGAAGAGGAAGAAGAGTACAAAGGCCCGCTGAGCCGCTTCCGGTTTAACCCAGAGTCGTACCGTCCCGCCTTCTACGCTGATGGTGGTGTTGCTTCTTTGCCCTCCGGCTATGACCGCATGGTCGGCGAGATG